ACCCGCTGCTTCCCAAAGCGCTCCAACTCATCGAGGCCTGGGGCTTCACCTACAAGACAGTGGCCTTCGTCTGGGCCAAGCTGAACAAGTCCGCACCGAAAATGATGTTCAGCGAGAAAGACTTCTTCACGGGTCTCGGCTACTGGACCAGGGCCAACCCGGAGCTTTGTCTCCTTGCTACAAAAGGAAAGCCCAAGCGCATTTCAAAAGCGGTGCGGCGGCTGGTCATTGCACCGCGCCGCGAGCACTCCAGAAAGCCCGACGAAGTGGCCGACCGGATCGTCAAGCTTATGGGGGACGTTCGAAGGATTGAATTGTTTGCAAGAGAAACCAGAGATGGCTGGCAGGCCTGGGGTGACGAGGCCCACAAATTCAACACCCCCCAGCGCGTCGGCGCTTCTCCCGTGGCTGACTCCTCGCGAGGAAGCGCCGACGAAGCGCGTGGCAGTAGCAGCCGGAGCGTTCCTCAAGGCGTTCCGGCTGCTACCAGCCCAGGATTCTCCCAGGCATATAACGCAGCCTCCAAACGGTGATCGATAACGGCGTCGCCCTGACCGCCGACGGGCTCGACGACGCCATCGTCGGTATCGGCTCACGATGCGGCCAGCCAGACCTGTTCGTATATGACGTTGAGAAGGTAATCAAAATCCTGATGGAGCGCGACGACATGACCGGGGAAGAAGCCTGGGAATGGTTCGATTTCAACATTGGCGGAGCTTGGATGGGCGAGGGCACCCCAGTCTGGCTAGACAAAAGAGGACCGTTGCCATGACACAAAAAGCAGGTTGGGAAGCCCCGCCTCCCCGGCGAACCCGGCGCAGGGGAAATCTGCCGCCCCTCAACCAACGCAAAAAACTTGGACCAAAATCCCCCTGGCGCGGCGTGAGGAAAAGAAAGCGCGGCCAAGGTTAACCGGACCGTTGACCAGTGCCCACGGTCCGGTTAAATTCAAGACCCTCCCTGTTGGGGCTCTTTTGAGCCCTGCACTCGCGGTTGGCGTCTCCTGGATGCCAACCGCTTTTTTGATTCCCCGCTCCGAATCCGTTCAAAAAAACCGGAAGTCTAGCCCTCCTTGATTCCTCCGGCCCGTAAGTCATTGAAACCATTGGCGAAATGAGTGCTTGATCTTACCCTTCCTTTATGGGACTATACTCATATAAGAAGAGCGCCGGAGACAACCGACGCCGTGCTCTTGAACATTGTGAATAGGAAAGTTTTTGAGAGAAGCCGTGGGCTTTTTCCAAAAGGAGTCATGCCCATGTCTTTGAACTATGACCTCGGCGAGATCAAAAACTACGACGATCTTTGCTGGTTACCCGACGAAGTCGGTGAGGATGGCAAAAAAACATTCTCAATCAACCCCGTCACCCGTGCTCTCACACTCCACGCAATGTCAATCGGAATGGGAGAAATCACAAAGAAGAACTGGAAAGAGTTCTTCATCAGAGTCGCCGCATACGAAGCGGTCGAAGGAGCCTCCCTCCACGGGTTCGATGAAGAGGAGAAGAAGCCTTTCCCTCGTCCCATCACCAAGGAGGATGTCGTCAACCACATTGGACTGGCGACAAACGTCTCAAAAATCAGCGCCAACGAGTTCCATAAAAGCTTGGCGAAAAACCTCTTCATTTCCGACGAGCTAAAAACTAAGCTCGATTAACGAACCACGGCCCACGGCTTCTCTCAACAACTTGACCTGGAATTGAAAATGACAACATACACCACACGCATAGCAGCGGCAGCAGCAGCGGTCCTGGCAGCTTGCGCCCCCGCTGCCATGGCCGCGCCCCCCGACCCGTTGCGCTGCCTGACCGAAGCCTTGTATTTCGAAGCCCGGAACCAGGGCTGGAAAGGAATGCTCGCCGTCGGCGTCGTCGTCCAAAACCGGGTCCGCTCCAAAGCCTATCCCAACAATATCTGCGCCGTCGTCAGACAAGGCAGACTGTCCGACGGCAGACTGAAGCTGTTCTCATGCCAGTTCACATACTGGTGCGATGGCAAACCCGAACGGCCCGCTGACAAGAAAGCCTGGGACAATGCCAGCAATATCGCCGCCATGCTCCTCTCCACAGACATCACCGTCGAGGGGCTGCAAAAAGCTACGCACTACCACACCGTGGAGGTGCAGCCCCGCTGGGCACGGAAATGGAAGCCGTGCCAACGGATCAAGGAACACATATTTTATTGCAAGGAGGAGAAGAATGGTTCTGAAAACAGAAAAGATTGAACTGGATACGGACAACAAAAACAAGCTGGCGTCGGCGGCAATTTCCGTGATTGGGAGGGCCTCGATGTCGGCGAGGCTCCAATCGGTGCTCCCAATGGCCGGTGCAATGAAAGGAAAACCGCCCAACCACAAGCCCCAGCCGCTGAAAAAACGGGGCTGAATGCCAAGCTGAAAAAGCTCAAAGACTTGCTCGACAATGAAACCATCACCGCCGCCGTCTACGAACGGTTCGCAGACCCCATCATCGAGGAGGTAATGGAAAAGTTATGAACCGCGATAAAAAATGCCGCCGCTGCGGCGGAACCGACGAATATATCTACGACATCGAACTAAGCGCGGTGTATTATTGCGCCACGTGCGATGTCGAACGGCACGTGACACATGAGGTGTACGGGCCAGAAGAGCAAATGGCGGAGGAGGCCGGAGAATGAACACGGAAGTCAATATCACACGGCAAGTGGCCCTCGCGCAAAAACTCGATGCCACCGCCTCACGGGCCAACGACCCGGAATTCAAAACCATATGGCGGCAAATGGCGGCAGAGGTCCGGAACCGGTACATACTATCCCGCCGCCGCGAACAACTCTTTGGAAAGGAAATACAATGCCTGGACTAGCTATTACACTATTACTCATCTTGCTCGCCGCTTGCTCTACAGCAGAGCAGGAGTTCATCGAGGCCGTAAACAAGGACCGCGCTGCCGGGGCCACGTGGCACTATGTGGGGCCGACGGACCTTGACCCGACTGCCAAGGCGCTGCCAATACAGTGCGTTGATGCAGAGACCGGCGCGGTCTGCGGAGAGCCCTTTATTCTCTGGAAGCTCAAGTTTCCAAAATAGTGTCCCGCCGTCCCGCCTATAGTACCATTTTCCTGAAAAACAAAAAAAAAAAAAACCAAGTTTAAAGGCGGGATAGGTGCAATCGGTGGGACAGGGGTATAACTGTATGTTCTATATAGAGAAATTGCCTTCATTTTGTCCCATGACTGGACTCACCGAATCTCGCTCATGGGACAAAAAACAGTGAAAAATAGTGATAGGGTTCACTGTTTTTCAAGGTTTTGACACAATTGGGCCGATTCTGCCTTATTCTGTTAACTTTTGAGCGATAAATGGTGGGACAGTGCCGGGACAGCGTTGATTCCAAAGGATAAAACGCCTCTGGTATGCTAGAAGTCTTATAGGAAGGAGGCCGCTATGGCTGAAGAAAAAGAAGTGAAAAACGTGAAAAAACGAGGCCCGAATCGGGCTCTGACCCGGAGGCAGGAAAAATTTGTCCGCGAAATTGTTGGGAACGATGGCCTGATCACTGGGACGGAAGCTGCGATTAGGGCTGGGTTCACTGCACGAAGCGCATACCAGCGGGCATATGAACTCCAGAATCCGAGAATTAATCCTCATGTGGTCGCTGAGATTCAGCGGTATCGCGACGAGCTAGACGAGCTTTATGCAGTCGATTATAAGCGGCATGTGCGTGATATGAAGACGCTGCGCGATGCTGCGAGTGCCGCCGGTGCGTACAGCGCAGCCGTCCAGGCCGAGAAGAACAGGGGCTTGGCGGAAGGTTTGTATGTTTCGAAATCGGAGGTCCGGCACGGTTCGATAGACCAAATGAGCCGCGAAGATGTGGAGAAAGAACTTGAGCGAATTCGACAAGGCTTTGAGCCAATTGACATCACGCCAGAAATCATCGAACCAGATGCCGAGGGAAGCGCTGACGCAGCGGGAGTCGGGCTTCTGGAGACTGATATCGGACGGGCTGACGAAGACGGGCCGAAAGATTCAAACGACAAGGCTTGAGTCATGGTCTATGCCTGGAATCCCGGATGCCCTTTTCTGTAGCGAAAGCGGAGTGTTTAGCTTTGTCGAACTCAAAATTGTGCGCGGAAGCAAGGTCGAACTGTCGCCTCACCAAGTTTCTTTTCATTCTCGCCATGCCCATGCGCCTTGTTGGATTGCTACTCGCAGCCGTGATTTGGCTATCCGTGTTTATCATGGTTCCAACGCTGTTGATTTGCGTTTGGACGGCGCTTCAGCCGTATCGCCTTTGGCTGTTTTTACGGAGCCATACGACTGGGGTGAATTTTTTGCTTTGATTTGTCCGATTGAGCCTGTATAAGAGAAATCCGATACATTTTATAAAGGAGTCTAGATCATGGTTTTAAAGCGGTACAGTGTTACCGGAAGCTATTGCACGAAATTCGGGAACCTTCGAACCTTCGAACTTTTCGAGAGGGCCGAGACTCACGCGGCGGCAATGAATCAGTCTGCGGAGCGTGTGCGCCGCGGCTTGCGCCTTCGAGGCTACGCCGGGAAGCTCGATTTGCGGTGCTGCGTTGTGTCGTCGCCCGCCATCGACTTGTTGGTTTAGGAGGTGGCGTCATGGACTGGCTAATTGACATGCTGACCCGATTCTTCGAGCGCGTCGCCAAGTGGGCCGAGGATGCGGAAAACTGAAATTTGACTCCCTGTTAGACTTGAGCGCCCGCCAGGGATATTCCCAGCGGGCGCTTTTTTTGTTGCATGGTATGAGAATAGTCCTATAATTGGGCTCGTTTTAATCTAACAGGAGTCAAAATAATGGATACGAAAAAAGGCCGCGCTTTCGCCGCCGCAAAGGAGCTTGGTAATGCGCTCAATGATACGAACTTTGATTGTGAGTCGTTCGCGACTCATATTACGAGATGCGAACACCGGACTATTCAGCAGTTAATTTTTAAGGCTTTTTTGGAACTATTGGGCCAGTGGGCGGAGGACGCCGATTCGGGCAATTTCGATGCCCGCAACGAATTTACCGTCCAAACGGCGAAACAGTTTTTGGACGTTTTAGATGGCGAGGTACCAGCGCCGCCGCATATATAAACTTGTTGTGTAATCTTGCGCCCGCTGGGAAACTAGCGGGCGCTTTTCTTATTGTAATATATGAGAATAGTCCTATAATTGGGCTCGTTTTAATTTAACAGGAGTCAGAATAATGCTTAACTGCGTTGAAATATCGAGAGCCAAAAAAACGGCGGGCTTGGCCGTCACGTATCGCGCCGGGTCCGGGGATATGTTTGGAACGTGTCCGGATTCGTGCCTGTTGAAACCAGCGCAAACCGGGACCAATAAAATAGACCGGAAATACGAGTCCGCCGTTCGTCGCGCCGTGCCCAAAAATGGCGTGGCGTTTTTGTTTACGCATTTTAAACCGGGCCAATGGGCCAAGCAAAATGAGCCCGGAAAATGCGTTTTTAATTATTCGGCTGATAGCCTGGAACAGGCGGCGCGGTATATTAAGAAGGGAGTCGCGTCTGTTTCGGTTGTTCCGGAGTCGTATTGGAACGGCAAGGCGAGTCGGAAGGTAATTGCGGCGAACGGCGCTCGATTCGTTCGGTGTCCAGACGAAACAACCGGAGTCGGCTGCAATGGGTGCGGCGGCGGCTCGCCCCTATGCGCTCGCCAGGATAGGAAATTCGGAATCGTTTTTACTGCGCATGGTGCGGCGAAGCGTGCGGCGGGCGATAATACCCGGCGCGGCGGCTGTTATGCTGGCGGCGGGAATGTTGCGCTCCACTGGCGCAATCTATCGCGCCAGGAACAGGCAACGGAGTCCGATGGCGAACGGATTCAACGCTTCGCCGCCGGGTTGCGATATGGTTCAATATTGCGGCATCATATAGCCGGGGATATTGGCCGCGCATAGTTTTCCGCCGCCATCAATGCCAAGCGCCCGCCGGGTATCCTGGCGGGCGTTTTCTTATTTCGTAAATATAGCCTTGTCTTATGTGATTAAACCTATATAGTCCTGATTAGTCGCGGGGGCAGGCCTCGCGATGTTCGAAAATAGGAGTCTATAATGTCACGTTTATTGTATAACTCAGCGACTGATATAAAGGTATCCCGCGACGATATGCGGGGCCTTGTTACGCCGGAGCCCATGGGGTCGCGTCATGCGCCTTATCCGTTTGTCGATTTTGCCGATAATACGGTGACCGCGATTGAGCGGGCCGGGTTTAAAATCGAAGGGGAGGAATATGCGGTCACTAAAGACTTCAATCGCATGTTTGGCTTGCTGAATGTTTCGAAAGAGTCGGCCCCTATTGCCCCGTCATACTCGTTGGGGGTGACCGCTGGTTTGCCCGCAATATATGAATCGCCATGGTCGCTGCTAGTAGGCCTTCGCGGTGCGCATGATCAGCGGATTAGCCGGGGATTGGCGATTGGCTCGCAGGTTATGGTTTGCAGCAATCTTTGTTTTCATGGCGATTTGGGTGACTGGAAAAGCAAACAGACAACCAACATTGCCCAGCGTATCCCGGAAATGGTGGCGGACGCTGTCACCGGATTGGGCCGCGCCGGGCGGAAATTAACCGTTGATTTTGACGGGTTTAACCGCGCTCAAATCAGTCGCGGCGGTGGCGACGATATCTTGCTTTCAATTTTTCGCTCAGGCGGATTCAGCGCAAGCCAGCTAGGCCGCGCCGTAGAGGATTGGGACAACTGTTCGATTGAGGAACATACGACAAATGGCCGAAATCTATGGTGGCTGTTTAACAGCGCGACTCAGGCTTTGAAACCCACGGGAGCAAACTCGAATCCCAATGACTTGCAACATCGCTCCACAATCGTTTACAGCAAGATTCTTCCGGCGGCGACTCAATTGCTCGCCGCCTAACGACTCGACTCGTCTATCTAGCGCCCGCCAGGGATATCCTGGCGGGCGCTTTCTTTTGCCCCGGCATCGCCGCTATTTGGGGGGTAAGTACTCCCCAGGCGACTCCGACTCGATGCTCTGGCGGCCCTGTGAGCGCCTCCGATTCGTTCGAGTCGACGTGATTCCGTGATTTCTAGTGATTCAGGGCCAGGGCCGCTTGCCCCTTGCGGCCCCGATCATATGGCTTGGGCAATGGCCCCTGGCCCCTGGCCCCTGGCCCCTGGCCCCGCCGCGCAGCTGGCCGCCATCGATGTCGCGCAGTTATCGATGTCGCGCAGTTATCGATGTCGCGCAGTTATCGATGTCGCGCAGTTATCGATGTCGCGCAGTTATCGATGTCGCGCAGTTATCGATGTCGCGCAGCTGGCCGCCATCGATGCCGCGCAGCTGGCCGCCATCGATGCCGCCGGGCTCGCCGGCGGCGGCGCTCCGGTCATGGTGCGCGGCGCATGGTCAAGGGTCCTCGCCGCCCGATTCATCCAGCGATTCCAACGACTTACGGCCCGCGCCCCGCCGCGCCCGGCCCCCGGCGGCCCAACGGTGGCTTCGGCCTTGTTTTGCTCAAATAA